TGCCTTTATAGAAAGCCAAAAGCAGGCTGACATCTTTAATCAACCGGTTCAAGATACTCAGATTATCTATAAGGGTAATAGAGACACACCTAAATTAGCTTCTTCTGGAAATTTAGACTTATTCCATGATGGCAAGGTCTACTTCTCATCCAATGGTTTAGTTCAGGATCGTTCAAATCTGGATGATGTTCAGGACTTTACTTTAGGAAGTACTTCACGCCCTCAAGCTGAGATGATGCCTTCAATTGAGCCAGCTTCACCGACAATCAATTTCAAAATTGAAGTGATTAATCAGGTGAGTGGGGCGACAGTTGAAGCCGAACAACTGGACGAGCAAACAGTCCGGATCATTGTTAAAGATGAACTGGATAAGCAGCTTCCAAGAACGGTACCTAAGCTTGTAAGTGATCAAATCGCAAATCCAAACTCAACCATTAGTCGGTCTTTGACTGAGAATACGACAGCGAGAAGAAATCGTACTTAATAATTTGAACCCTTTTCGGAGGGTTCATTTTCATAATATTTAAATTTCAAGGTGATAGAGTCTGTTGGCATTAAAATTGATGGTTAAGACATGAAAAAAATAATTGTAATTTCTACAACACTTTTAGGCCTTACGGGATGTGCCATTCCTGCGGTAAATAATCTCGTAAGATCCACAAATATGTATCAGGATGATGTTTCGGGAAATACTGCAAATTTAAGGGTTTATAGAAGTAATATTCCCATGGTGCAGTTCTATATTACTTATCAAAATAATGAGGGTGAAAAAATTTCAAAAAACCTAATAACTAAGCAGATTTCAAATAATTTAACAAAGTATGGCTCTATGCATGAGCCCAAAAAATTAAATATGCCTAAACCCACAATCAGTTTAAATAATGGTGAAGAGTTTTTTGAGTTTAAAGTACCCGCAAATAAGAAGTTAACTTTCAGGCTTACTTCTGTTATTGGGTCAACTACTATGTATAGTTGTGATGTAAAAATGGACTATCAGTTGGAAAGAAATGGAAATTATGAATTGATCCGTTTAAAACAGATCAAAGATTTTGTGAATCCAGCTTTACTGACTGAACCATCTCAAGATGAAGCCTACTGCAAGTTTGTAGTAAAAGAGATTTTTGAAGATGGTAAAGAAACTATTATTAAATCGATTTCTTAATGTTAAATCGTTTTTGTAATTAATTTAAATATCTAAACCTTATTTCATCAAACCACCTTTCGGGGTGGTTTTTTATTACCTGAAGGAAAGTTATGTACAAGTTAAAGCTAAATCCTCAGACCAGCGGCTATGGCGTAACACCGGGTGATGATGTGAAACGTCAGCAGATGGATGGCGGACGTGGTCGCTATTACATCGATGTAAAACGTAATAGTCATATTGTCGATGTGAACTGGAATTTAAGTAAAACCGATTTCAATAAAATGATGGCTTTCTGGCGGATCTATCAGAATAAGCCAGCTTCATTCTATGCGGATTTGGTCATAGACCAAGGAACACGTCAGCAATACCAATGCAATTTCATTCCGAACTCGTTCAAGACCAATGAAGTGAATGGCAACCTTTACCGGGTAAATGCACAGCTCGAAGTTGTTCAAAACCAGCCTAACCTTACGGCCGATATAGCTTTGATTAAGGATTGGGAGGTCTAATGGATAACGAATACGCCAAGTTCTTTTTCAATCGTAAAGTCGATGTTTATCAACTGGAATGTATTGAGCTTTCTCATCCTTCCTTTATGAACATATACCGAATAGTTCGTAATGATGATCGTGGGGTGTATGTACAACATAAGGAAGGATCCGGTCAGGTCTATTATGAATTTTTGCCAGCATCTATTCAAAGATCCGGAATGCTGGGTGATCTGGACCAGACATTAACCGTTTCTATCTCTGGTCTAGGTGATGTGATGCCTGATGAGTTTGAACGGGTAATCGAAGGGCAATATCCAGATGTAAAGCCAACCGTAAATTACCGGATTTACAGTTCAGACAATCTGAACTCTCCAATGTTTTATTTACTTGGACTGCAACTCTCCAGTGTTGCCATGAACCATAAAGCTGTGACGTTCAAAGCTGAATCTCCACGATTAAATACCGCTAAAACTGGAGATATCTTTGCACTAGACCGCTTTACTGGTCTCAAGGGGGCTATATGAAAAGTCATGATCATTTGCTTGATAGACAATATGACGAGGAAAACTACAACTGTGTTCATTTTGCTCATGAAGCTGCATTGGATCTATATGGAATAGACCGGGTGGAAGCACTTGAATTTTTTATGAAGCCTATTAAAGAAAAGGTATTTCTACCATCAAGGTTAAAACTTTTAAATCCACTGCCCATGCCCAAGGAAGGCTGCATAGTCGCCTTTCACTCGAGATACCGAAACAAGCCCCCACATGTGGGGCTTTTTCGTTTGGGGCGTATTTTGCATTTGCAGGAATCAGGCGTTTCATGGATGCCAATTCAAGTCGTTCAAGCATTTGGATTTAATCGTGTGAGTTTCTATGATTAAGATTATTTATAAACAAGACCCTTTATCCGAAGACAAAACAATTGAACACGCCGAAACTTTGGGTCAATGGCTTACTTCAAAATATGATTATATGCCTGAACATGTCCGTATTTTCCATACAACAAGTAATATGGATCATGCCGAAATTTCATTTGCGAATGAAGTCACACCGAAGAATGCATATGAATTAAAGCAGCTCGATTTCTTGCCAGGCACTTTCATTGTAATTGAGAATCCCAAGGGTATAGACCCCATAACTCTAGCTTGGATAGCGGTTGCTTCTATAGTTATGGGTGTGGCTGTTGCATTATTAATGCCTGTGCCCTCAATTACCCAAACCAACCAGAATAACAATCAATCCTCGTCTGCAAATAACGAATTATCAAACCGTGAAAATAAAACTCGCGTAAATGGTCGTATCGCAGATATTTATGGTGCCGCTCACGATACCCCTGATCTGATTACTGTGCCTTACAAGGTATATGAAAACAATGTCGAAGTAGAGCATGTTGTTGGTTGTATTGGTCGTGGTCACTATAAAATTAACGGTGCATATGATGGTGAAACCAACATTGTTGATATTGCCGGCGCATCGGTAGAAGTCTTTCGACCAGGTGTAGATATTGTTTCAGGTGAGCCATATTTCTCGCTTGGTACCGAAATTACCACGCCGCCACTAACGGTTCAGCATCAAACTTCTGTTAATGGCCAAGTTTTACGTCCTGCTGATACACAATCTTTAGAAGGTACGAACTACCTTCATTTTGCATATCCAAACGAGATTCTTCGGGCAACGGCAAACAACACAGATTTAACCACTAAGTTTGTAAGTAATGACCGCGTAGAAATCACCAATGCCTCATTCACGTTTAATGGCCAGACTTTTGATTTAAATGGTACTTATAGCGTTCTATCGGTAGCTGATGACCGTATGACGTTATCAAATCCGGCGGCCGTTAATGCTAACTGGTTAAAGCTTAAAGAGTTAAATAACCAACAAACTGCAGCTTTGTCACCAAAGATCAGTTCAATAGGTGAAAAATGGATTGGTCCATTCATTCTGGACAATGTTGAACGTAGCCGGGTGCTGTGTAATTTTGTGGCCACCAATGGACTTTATACCGTTTCTTCAGGTGGGTATCAGGCCGCTGTTAATGTCACGATTGAAGTTGAAGTAACACCGGTAAATGAATCTGGTGCAGCGATTGGTAATCCGATGCTGAAGCAGATCATTTTGAAAGGTTCGGCAAAGTCGCGTCAAACCGTTGGCGCAACGCTGGATATGGTGACATTTCAAGGTCGCTGTAGTGTCCGTGCACGTCGTTTAACACCAACACCGGCGGTTACAACGGTAGTAGATGAAGTAAAGTGGCAGGCGCTTTATGGTGCTTATCCTTTGCAAAGCACAGTGTATGAACATGAAACGGTTTTTCGTGCGCGCACTTATGCAACCACTGGAGCTTTATCTGTTAAGTCCCGCAAGATCAATTTTGATCTTCAGCGAATGTTGCCGACTTATAAAAACGGGGCAATGACAACAGAGCTATATCCAACGTCTAGCTTTGCTGATGCTTTGGTATCTATGGCACTCGATGACAAGATTGGCCGCCGTTCGATCGATGAGATTGATCTTGAAAACATCTATCGGACCTATAATGATGTAGTTGATTATTTTGGTACGCCGCTAGCGGCTGAGTTCTGTACTACCATTGATGATACGAATCTATCTTTTGAAGAGCTGGTTACCAATCTTTGTGATGCGGTGTTTTGTACTGCATATCGGCAAAACAATAAGCTCAAGCTTTATTTTGAACGGCCAACTGATAACTCGGTAATGCTGTTTAACTTCAGGAATATCATTCCGGATAGTTACAAGCATGACCTGACCTTTGGCGTGATGGATGACTACGACGGACTGATCTATGAATACACGGATCCGACCGACGATAGCCGTATCAATATCTATTTACCGGATAAAGGAGCCAAAAACCCAAAAGAGGTGAAATCTGTTGGTGTACGAAACAAGTGGCAAGCGCATTTCAATGCATACCGGATTTGGAACAAGATGCGCTTCCAGCGCAAATCCATTACCTTTGATGCGGCACCAGAATCAGAATTACTGGTTTTACGTGACCGGATTGCTGTAGCGGATTATCGCAATGGTATTCATCAAAGCGGTGAGGTGGTACAGCAAGAAGGTTTA